CCGCTCACCGCGGCACCTTAAAAGATTTCTCCAAGGATTTCCTAGCTGAAAAGTCTTGGGAGAACGTGTTCCTCGGCCAGCTCTACGAGCGCGTCGGGAAACTAGAGGGGACCCGGCAATTATTTGCTATCGGGATCCTCTCCCAGACGAGGGGAGCGGGTAGACCGCCGCCACTTGTCGTGCTACAGTCAAAAGCAGACTTCTTGAAAGTCGTGTCTGTAGCTCCAGAACCAATGTCTTCTTCTCGTAAGAAGTTGATTCTGGCTGCTCTTGGGAATACCCTGAAAGGATTACCACAAGAGGCATTCACCGGGCTTAGCACGAAAGCTAGAGTCACGGTGGCATCCTCTGCCTGCTGGGAACGCACCCGCAAGGAAGGAGGAACGATCGAAGCAGTGCGAGAAGCACTGTCAAAATATTCGATCGATGATCCAGTTCCAGTCTTAGACTTGGAAACTGGGTCAGTCGAGCGTCTCGTTGGCCCAATGGGCTTCGAAACGGTCGGGGAGTTCGTGTTCTGGGCTAGCCTAGACACGATACTCCGTACACCACGAGATGACCTAAGGTACATCTTTCTAACCGTGGTGCAAGAACCCGGGAAGGCCAGAACGGTCACCAAGGGTTCCGCTTGTTTGAAGATCGTCTTAGACGTCGTCAACAAGATCTGCTCCTGGCCTCTCAAGAGAGGTATCGAGAGCAGCACTTCAGGTATGGGTAAGTCACACCACGCCTGGAATTTCTTCATTCGTATGATGTCAGACGAAATGAAGGATGACCTCTTCCTTGTCAAAGAAAGACAGGAAGAGGTTTTCGAAGGATTCGTCTTAAGGACGGATATCTACGAAGACTTCTTTATATCCTCGACGGATTACAAAGAAGCGACGGATGGTATGTTGCATGAATTTGCTCAACCATCTGGGAACTATTGGATGCTCAAGTGTGGCATACCGAAAGTTCTTCGCGGTGTTGTAAACATGGCCTGTTATGGACCACGCACCGTGATTTTCACCGGAACTGGTGCCATGGCACAGTTCGGAGAACCGTCATCTCTCGGGCAGAACCTTAGAGAGATAACGCTCGTTAGGGGGATCCCAATGGGTGACCCGCTTACGAAGATCGTGTTACATTTGTCTAACATAGTAGCACGATCCATTGGGGAAGGATTGGATAACCCATCCTTCTACAATGACTTCGAAAACCGTAATGAGGCAATCGAAGCATACCGGAGAGGACTGTATAACCCTCCACCGGTATAGATCCCGGATATTCAACATCCTGGACCTCGCAACAGTTCGGACCCGTATGACGGGTACTA